CAGAAGGAGCCGTCATCCCGCTGCAGCACGTTGTCCACTGCAACGGTCCCGTCAATCAGGACGTCGCCGTCGAACCAGGTGCGGTGCCCGTCAATGTTGAGGGGTATGCCCTCGATGACTTTTGGTAGAGCCCGCCCTTGTTCATCTTCATCCACCATCCCGATTGCCATTGACGCCCCCGTCAAGGTTGTTGGTTACCCGCGCCATCCCCGGCGCGGTCTTCAGTCCTGTGACCCACGCGGCTGCATCCTGCGCAGCCTCGCGGAACGCTTCTTCATTCGCGGCGTGAAGAACCATCACGGGCACCCCCAGATGCTCCAAGACGGCATGCCACGCCCCCTGCTCCGGGCGAACCCGGTCCCTACCCACCTTCACCTCAATTTCAAACGGCACCGCCCGTGGGCGGCTTGAGACGTATCCCCAAAGATCACACTGGCCCGGGACACCCAGCTTCATGGGTTGTCCGCGCTCGGTGAAGGCCAGTCCCATGTGACGTTTGAAGATCCGCACGTCGTTACCCAATGCTCCCTGAACGGTCTTGATGACCCTGTTGCAGAGTTCTGAATGCAAGTTGGCCATGGGGGCCCGTGGGTATCACACGGGTCCATGGTGTGGAAGGACGGTCAAAAAAGAAGCAGCGGGTTTTTCGGAATGATGAGTTGCCCGGAGCGGCGCTGGATGGCCACCGTCTCCGTGAGCGCACGGTTGACGAACACAAAGAGCGCCTGGCCCTTGAGCCCCTTTGCGTTGCCTTCTGCAAACGCGCGGCGCCGGCCCTTCTCGTAGGCGTTGATGAAGCCCTCCATGGGCTTGTACGCCTCGGGCTTCACCTCCTCCAGCACGCCGTCCTTCATGCGCACTTCTTTGGCCACCTGGGCGGCAAAGCAGTTGGGGCAGCGTTCTCCGCCGGCGAACACGTAGAAGCAGCCCTTGCAATAACGCAGTGCGCTGGCGCGTTTCTTCTGCGCGGCCAAGCGTTCGCCATCCAGGGACCAGCCGCGGTCATCCGACGGCGAGCCGTGCATGAACACGTTGGCCCCGTGGTCCATGACGCGGTAGGACGATTTGCCTGGGAACGCGCGGCAGCCGCGTCCTGCCATTTGCATCCAGAATGACAGGCTCTTGGTGGGCCGGGCCACAATCACGCAGCTGGCGTCCGCCACGTCCAACCCTTCAATGAACACCGCCACGTTGACCAGCACGCGGAGGCTGCCGGTGCGAAACCGCTGCAGGGTGATCGCGCGCTCGGCGTCCAGCGTCTGGCCGGTGATGAGGCCCGCCTCCACGCCAATGGATTTGAAGCTTTCCTGGATGGCGCGCGCGTGCATGATGTTCACGGCGAACACAATGGTTTTGTCCTGGCGCGCCACGGCGGCCCAGTTCCTGGAGACGTCACCCACCAGCCCCGCGGACATCATGCGCCGCGCCAGTTCCTCCTCCTCGTAGTCCCCACGCGCGGTCTTCAGCCCGGTGAGCGTTGGGATGGACGGGGCGTAGACACGCGCGCGGACGATGTAGCCCTTCTCAATGGCGGCGGGGTACGTGATGGCCACGCGGAGCTCATCAAACCAGTCTTTGAGCGGTCGGTCCCCGCGCACCGGCGTGGCGGTGAAACCCACCAGCCGCTTGGGCGGGGCCTGGTGGACAACTTTGAACTCATCCCGGTGGGCCTCATCCAGGATCACAAAATCAAAGTGCTCATCCAGGCGGGCGAACCGCCGGCGCGCGGTCTGGGCCATCCCCACGGTGAGAGGTTTGATGTCCTTCTGTCCCGGTGCCATGACGGCCACGTCGGTGAATCCAAACTCTGCCAACCGCGCCACCGTTTGCTGCAGCAGTTCCTTGCGGTGGACCAGCACCAGGACCCGGTCCCCGCGGCCACGCGCCAGGCTGACCACGCCGGCGATGATGAGGCTCTTGCCGGTGCCGGTGGGGGAGACGCACAGGTGCCGCCCTGTGGCGTTGAACGCCCGGCGCGCGGCTTCTGCCTGGAAAGGGTGGAGAGAGGTCACGGACGCACCTCTACGGCTGCAGCAGCGCAGAGAGGGCAGGCTCCCCAGCACCACCGCGTTTTCTGCCCGATGGTTGTGTGTTCCCGCCTCCGGCGTGACGGGGTGTCCCACTGACGCCCGCGAGAGTTACCGCAGTTGCGCCCGTTCGCGGCGCGGATAGACACGCCTGGCTCGCCAGCCATTGTGTATGTGACCATGAAGTTTGCCCCCCGCGACCGATGCGATGCGGCGCGCCATGCCGCAGCGTAAAGCATTGATGCCGCGTTGCGTGTCCCGAACGTGCAGAGCCGCGTCACCTCCACCGCGCTGCCATCCTGGGGGAGCCCGCGCGCCGTAGGGCGACCGACAATAGCAACGCCAACCGTCAGAGTGAGCACGTCACCAATGACGGCCTTGATGGAAAACAGATGGCCAGGGATTGAGGGGACCGTCCGCAGCCCGGCCTTGTGGTGACGGTGGTGCATGTTCACAAACATGCACGCCTCCGCGAAGGAGCAAGGCTCGATGAGCATCACCCATTCACCGTGGGCGCGTTCGCCAGCTTCTTCTGCTGGGACGCAGACAGGGTGGACTCCATGGTGATCTCCACGCCCAGCACGCGGGACACCATGAGCGCGTGGAACGTGGAGATCCCACGGCGGCCTTCTTCCCAGAGTGACGCGGTGGCGGTGGACACGCCCACCAGGGCGGCCAGCTGCTTCTGCGTGAGCCCCTTGGCCTCACGTGCCGCCTTGATTGCGGCGGCCAGGGTGGGGTCCATCAGGGATCCTGGGGTGTACGGCTTGCGCTTTGCCTTCATGTTTTTCCTCCGGTGATTTGTCTACACTGGTGCTTGCACTGTGTCAACGGTTGTGTTACCCCTGTTTTGCCGCCGCCGAAAATCAAACCGCCGCCGGCACAGCGCACGCAGCGTTGGTATCGAGGAGACAACATGGTCACCATTTACAACTACGCCGGGGAAAAAGAGTGGCTGGAGGGCCGGGGCAATCACATTGGCGGGAGCGATGCGCCCGCGGTGATGCGCCTGGACCCGTGGAAGACGCGCCAGGAGTTGGCGCTGGGGAAGCTGGGCCTGACGCCGGCGGTGGAAACCAATGAGGCCATGGAGTGGGGCCACATCCTGGAGCCGGTGGTGCGTGAGAGGTTCAAGCAGAAAAGCGGGATGCTGGTGGACTACGCCGGGCCGTGGACCATGTGCGTGCATGATGAGCACAGGTTCATGGCGTACAGCCCCGACGGCACGGTGCGCTCTGATGACCGTCCTGGGCACGGGTTGCTGCAGGTGAAGACCACCAGCACCAAGGAGCCGTGGTTGTCCCCGCCGGTGAACTACCTGGCCCAGGTGCAGCATGAAATGTTTGTGGGCGGCCTGGAGTGGGCGGTGATTGCAGCCCTTTTCGCGGGCTCCAAGCTGCAGTGGTACGTGGTGGAAAAGCACGCCAAGTTCCAGGCCACCATGCTGGATGAGGAGCGCCGCTTCTGGGAGAGCATCAAGGCGGGCAAGGTGCCGCTGCCGGACCCGGCCAATGACGAGGAGATGGCGGCCTACGCCAAGAGCCTGCTCACCGTGGAGCCCGGCAAGGTGGTGGAGCTGGGCGGGGAGTTCCTGGAGTTGCACCATGAGCGCATCCTGCTCAACCGGGAGATCAAGGAGCGGGAGAAAAAGGTGGACGCCATCAAGGCCAAACTGCAGGTGGCCATGGGTGACGCCGAGAGCGCCGTGATCATGGGGACCGACGTGCGCTTCTCCAACCCTCTGGTGGTGAAGGCGGAGCACCTGGTCAAGGCCAGCAAATACCGCCGCTTCTCCACCAACCAGGACCGTGCAAAGAAGGAGGACGCCAATGACGCCTGACCAGGAGTGGAAGGTCCGCAAGGCGCAGGAGCACGCGCTGCGTGTTGGGCTCTGCGCGCGCATTTCAAAACTGGGCGGCGAGCTGGAAGCCGGCGCCTTCTACACCATGGAGGACCTGTGGTTGGCCCTCCGCATTCTTGAAAGGGGTGGTAACTGATGACGACGTCAACGGCTTTGACCGTGAAGCAGAAGTACGTCTCTGTGAAGGAGATGTTGCAGGCCAACGTGGGCGCGGTGGGCGCGGCGCTCCCCAAGGGCATTGACCCCAACCGCATGATGCAGACCGCGCTCATTGCCTGCATGCGCAACCCGGCGCTGCTGGATGCAGACCGGAACAGCATGCTGTCCGCGCTGCGGGAGGCGGCCACGCTGGGGCTGGAAGTGGATGGCGTCCAGGGCCACGGGTACCTGGTCCCCTTCTATGACAAGAAGTCCAACAGCACCAAGGTGCAGTTCATGCCCGGCTACAAGGGGCTCATTGAACTGGCCCGGCGCAGCGGCCAGGTGGTCAGCATTGACGCCCGCGTGGTCTACGAGGGCGACCTGTTTGAATACCAGTACGGCCTGGACCCTTTTGTCCGCCACACCCCCGGCGAGGTCCGGGACCCGAAGAAGCTGAAGGCTGCCTACGCCGTCTGCAAGATGAAGGATGGCGGCGTGCAGTTTGAGGTGATGCTGAAAGTGGACGTGGAGGCCATCCAGCGCCGCAGCCGCGCGGGCAACAGCGGGCCCTGGGTGAGCGACACCGCGGAGATGTGGAAGAAGACCGCGCTCCGCCGCCTGTGCAAGATGCTCCCCATGAGCGCAGAGGACGCGCGCGTGGTGACCAAGGCGGAACTGGCGGACGCGGGCATTGCCCCGGTCCAGGACTTTGACCCGGTGACGGGAGAGGTCCCCATGCCAGAGGACCCCAGCGTGTCCGCGCTGGATGCTGCCGCCGCGCGCGCGCCGGTGGAAGCGCACGCAGAGGTGGTGCCATGAGCGCCACACAGGCCGGGTGGGAGGTGGGTGATGGCGCGGCGCGTTGTCCATGAGTGCGACTTCTGCGATGCGGTGCTGTCCAAAGGCGAGGGGAAGGCATTTGGTTTTCGCCTGGACGCGGCGCCCCATGCCGTAGAGCACGTGGAGCGGTTCTTTGAGTTGCAGGGGCGTAAGCCCACGGTGTTCAAGCACGCTGGGATGTGCATGTACACCTACGAGTTTTTGTGCTGCGACGAGTGGGCGTGTGAGCAAGGCGCGTCGGGGGCGCTGGAGGACATGAAAAAGGAGCACGCTGCTTTCATGGCCAGGGGGCTGGCTCTGCTGATTGCCGACGAACCAGACATGACAAAGAAATGCACCGCCGCCGCGGCAGTGTTGGTGTCTCGCCATCCTGAGTCAAAGGAGATTTTCTCCGCACTCGAAGCGTTCGCTGTTCACGATGGGTGTAAGACGCGAGGCTAGTTCACCACCGCGGACCAGTCCGGGACTCCGTCGAGGCTACCCTCCCATTCAGGGGCTTCGTCGGTTTCCTGGTTCCGCACGGGCTTCTTCAGGCCGTGCTTCTCCCTCCAGATGTCCGGGTCCACACCATGCGGCGGATGCTGCGGGCGCCGCTCTGACGGCAGCTCCCGCTGGATGTCCAACTCGGTGGTGGCGTCCACAATGATGGCCATGGACAGCGCAATGGTGAGGTCCTTTCCGTTGGTGTCAATCTTCCCCATGGCATCCATTTGCAGGCTGGCCACCTCCGCCAGCGTGGCGGCGGAACGCATCACCAGGCGCGGCGCGTGCGGGTCCATGTACGCCAGCAGCGTGTCCAACAGCACCTTCTGCGTGCTCACGTTCTTGTGGAAGAAGTAGCTGCCGGCCTGGCTCTCAGCTGTGGATGCGGAGATGGGTGGAATGTACCACCGCTCCGTCGGGTACTGGGCCACGCGCAGACCGGCAATCACGCCGTGGGCAAGGTTGCGCTCCACGTTGACCCACGCGTTGTTGTACCACTGACCCAACGCGGCAATGACCTGGCCAAAGGAGAAGTTCTCGGTCTGGTAGACCGCCTCCGCCACGTGGTGGACCAGCATCCCGTCACGGCGCAGCACGCAGATGGTGGACTTGTCCGCGTCACGTTTCGCGGTGCCGAAGGTTGCGCCCTGCGCGACGTCCGCGCCGATGATGTATTCGGCCCCATCCCGCGGGCGTTCCCAGACGGTGATCTCGCCGCGGCTGTTGCGTCCTTCGCCGGTCTTCTTCAGGACCACGTTTGTCATTGGTCTTCCACGGTGTAGGTGAGCGCGGTCTGGTACCCGTCAACAACGCGCGCGGTGTACCGCTCGTAGTCATGGGAGATGTTGCTCTCCATGGCCTTGATGTAGCGGCGCGGCACAGCTGGGCGCCCGGACGCCAGGAACGCGCCTTCCGCGGTGGTGGGGAACTCCTGGTCAAAGAGTTCAAACACGCCGTTCATTTCCGTCTCAATGACGTTGCGCCGGAACATCAACTGCTCCAGGCCGCACTTGTATTTGCGGATGAGTTCCAACTCCGTGGCCCGGTCCTCCGGGTACCAGCGGTCCCAGTCGTAGCCCTCGGGTACATAGGCGCGGCACGTGGGGTCATCCATCCACGGGATGAAGATGGGAATCCAGTTCACGCCGGCAACGGAGATGTTCTCGGTGGCCTTGCGCCACGTCTCATAGAACCAGCCCTGCTGCCCGTTTGCGGTGGATTCGCAGATGACCAGGCTGCCGCCCACCTTCGGCACCGCGCCCAGCGCAGAGAGGATGAACCGCTGCTGGGCGGCAAAGTCTCCAACGCTATCAAACTTGGCACACTCTGACATGTGCAAAACACGGACGGTGTCACCGGTGAACGGGTAGGACCCTGCGGCGGTGCGGGACAGGATGCGGGCCACGTGCCCCAGCTCGCCGGCCTGGATTTTCTCCAGCTCCTTGTTGCCGAACTGGATCTTGGACTCGTTGTTGATGCGCAGCGGGAGCTGCCGGCGCGTGTCCACCGGCAGGTTCTCGTAGGCGTTGCGGATCATGGAGAACAGCTTGGCGGTGGACTCATCGGTGTGGGCAATCAAGCCACACGTGATCTCCGCGCACTGCATGGCAATGGAGAGCATGAGCATTTCAATGGCCGTGGACATGCCCACCTTGCGGTTCTTCAGGATGAGGAACCTGGCCGGGTTGCCGGACTGCAACGCCTGCATGAGCATGTAGAGCAGGCGCATTTGCGGCTGGTTCTCCACCAGCAGCGGGCCCCAGGGGAGCACCGCGCCGGTGTTCTTGTCCTCAATCTTGAGGCAGCGGGCCACGTGGAACCGGAAGACGTCCTCCTTCCAGCCCATCCCCACAAACGTCTTCTTCTCCCGGGTGCGCCCGGTGGGCCTGCCGGCCACATCCCCGCGGAGGTTGTCCAGGAACTGCGAGAGCCCTTCAGCCATGGGCCCATATTTGACACCTTGGTCAAGGCAAGTCTACAACGCGGGCATGGATGCCACGGTTTTCATCTTGGGGGCGTGTCTGGTGGCCATGGTTCTGGCCAACCTTGTGACGACATTCAAGGTTTTGGCAGTCCTGGGGGACATGTCCCTCAAGGTTCTGGCCAGCGAAAACCATGATGCCGCCGCCCTGGTTTCAGACCACGCCGTGCGGATGAAAGCGCCGCAGCGCGTCAAAAGGGCCCCCGCGGCGGAGCCCGAACCCAGCGCGGACATGGCCGGGCCCCCCTTCCAGGAGTGGTCTGCAGAGTTTGCACGGGACATCAACACGCCGTTTGAAGGCGGGAACGGGACCCACCGGTGACGGAACAACGCTGGATGGGGAGCCGTGACGAGGAGTACCTGCAGGGCGCGGATCCACGCGCCATGAAGGAGTCCTTGCTCACGCGTGCCCGCCAGGGTGCCCGCACGGTGCGTGAGCTGGACAACCGCATCAACCTCAACTGGTACCTGGGGCGCCCCTGGTACCGCCGGCTGCCGGACACCACGCGCGTCATTGGGCTCAACCCAGACCGCCGGCAGAATTTCATCTACGTGAACCTGGCGTTTGACGTGGTGCGCGCGCTCACCGGGCTCATGCACTACGTGCCCAGCGCCGAGGCCGCGCCGCGGACCATTGACCAGGAGGACATTGCCCGGGCGCACGTGGCGCGGGACCTCCTCAACGCGTGCCTGGAAAACGGCGGGATGAACAAGGCGTTCATGTCCGTCCTGAACATGTGCAACATCTACGGGCACGGCTGGATGAAGGTGTGCTGGGACCCGCTCGCCGGGCAGCGCAACCCCATTGTGTCCACGCAGGTGTGCCCGCAGTGCCAGGGCCAGGGCGCGGTGCAGCAGAACGGCATCCTGGCGGCGTGCCCGCAGTGCAGCGCCCAGGGGACCCTCTACACGCCCACCGGCCCCATCCCTGGGATGCCCGGCTACGTGAACCGCTACACCGGCATGAAGCCGGAAGGTGACGTGCGGTTCATCCCGATCCACCCGGATGACATCTGGACGGACCCGGACGCGCAGTCTCCCGACGAGGCGGAGGAGTTGGCGCACGTCATCCGCATGAGCCCGGAGACGGCGTGGCGCACCTACGGCGAACACCTGGGCATTCCCTACGAGGTCTTTGAGAACGCGCCACGCACCGACGTGGCCTGGTCCAGTTACGACACCACCAACATGGTGTCCCTCATGCGGCCGTCGGACCAGCGGTACGTGAGCATTGTGGAATATTACCGGAAGCCCACGGAGAAACATTCCCAGGGCGTCTTTGCCGTCTTTGCCGGCGAGGTGGAGTTGAGTTCAGGTCCGCTCCCTTACCTCCATGACGAGATGTTTGCCCCGTTCTTCTACTTCCCCATGTACGCCACGCAGGGCGTCTACTACCCCATGTCCACGCTGGACGTGGTGCTGCCGCTGATTGTGGCCTTCAACGATCACCTGTCCGCCAAGCACTCCCGCGCGAAGGTGTCTGCAAAGCTGCGCATGATGTACCCGGAACAGAGCCGCATGCGCGTGGACGACCAGACGGGGCACCTGGTCTACAAGGCTCTCCCCGGCGGCGCAGCGCCCAAGGAAGTGGCGCTGGCCCCGTACCCGCAGGACGCGGAGAGCATGCAGGAAGTGCTCAAGATGTTCATTGAGCAGCTGTCCGGCGCCACCGAGATCGCCCGCGGCCAGAGCCAGTCCGCGGACAGCGCGCGCGCGTTGACGTTCCTTGAGGAGCGCGCCATGGGCCCGCTCAAGCCCGTCATTGCGGACCACACGGAGCGCCTGGACAAGGCCATGAAATACGCGTTGGACCTGTGCCGCCTGTTCTACACAGACGGGCGCATGGTGCGGCGCAGCGGTGAGACGTCCGGCGTGGAGGTGATGTCCTTCCGCACGGAGAACGTGGGCGAGGCCACCGACGTCAAGATCAAGGCAGTGCGTGACGTGGGCCGCAGCCGCGCCTCCAAGATGGAGGAGTTGAACGAAGCGTTCAAGCTGGGCGCCATTGACCAGGCCACGTACCTGCGCCTGTCCGAGTTTGGCGAATACGGCAAGGTCCATGAGGAGCGCCGGCCGCACGAAGACCTGGCGAAGTTGGAGCAGGACATGCTCCTCCGGGACGGGATGATCCCCAACCCGGTGAAATACCAGAACCACACGTGCCACAAGGAAGTCCACGGCAAGAAGCTGGCGTCCATGCAGGTGCGCAACCCGCAGGACCCGCTCATCCCGTGGCTCATCCAACACATGGACGTCCACACCATGCTGGAGGCCGAGGAGGCCGTGGCCGTCCAGATGGCGCAACAGCAGGCCGCGGCGCAATACGGGATGGCCGGGGCCAGTGATCCCAACGCGCAGCCGCAGGCGTCCTTGGACGGCGCTGCCGCCGCGAATCCGCAGATGGAACCGTACAACAACGCCGGTCCTTCCCCAGCAGGGGCAGCACCGGCCTACCAACAGTCGGTGGAGGCCAGCGCAGACCTGGCGTCCCCGCCACAGGGGTGAGAGATGTTTGAGCGTGAGAGCCGTTTGTTCCAGTTGGCCGGGTCCGTGTGCTCCATTGGTGATGACGCGCTGTCCGGCGGCGGCGGTGGAGACGCGCTGTCCGGTGGTGGTGACAGCGCCCCCGCGGGAGACACCGGTGGCGGTGACGCCACGGACGCCGGTGGTGGTGATGCCCAGGATGCCAGTGGTGCGGAGGCCGTGGACGGCGCTCCCGTGGACGGTGCAGTGGATGATGGCACGGCCCCTGTGGAAGGCGCCGAACCAGCCCCCCCGGTCCAGGCCCAGAACCAGCAGCTGACGCCGGAATACATTGAACAGATGGTGCAGGAGCGGCTGCAGCAGGCCATGGCCCAGCAGGCGCCGCCCCCGTACATGGCCCAGCTCATTGAGGCCCAGCAGGCGCAGAACCAGCAGTTCAACCAACTGATGGCCCAGGCGGCCCAGGAGCGCCAGCGCGCCGCGGTGGAGTCCACCCGCCCCCGCCCGCCGGGACCCGGCGCCAGCGTGGAGGAGTTCCTGGACTACCAGCGCAAGGACATGGCCTGGCAGCAGGGCCAGACCACGCAGCGCATGGAGCAGATGTTCCGCACGCACACGCAGCGCCTGGAACAAATGGTCCAGCAGCAGGCCCAGCAGTTGGAGCAGGCCCGCATGCAGTCCAACATTGAGGCCCACAAGGCCCGCATGCAGGCCGAGGTGGCGCAGCTGTCCCGCCAGCAGGGCATGCAGTGGGTCCAGAAGGGTGGCGCCCAGGCGGTCCTGCGCACCATCCACCAGGCCATGACCGAGGCCAACCCGAACATCACGCTGGCCCAGACGGCCCAGATGCTGGCCAGTGAGTTTGGCCTGGCCGCGCCGTCCCAGCAGGCCCAGAACGCAGCGCGCCGCGGGCAGTCCGTGGAAGCCCTGCAGCAACAGCGCGCCGCCGTCCAGCAGCGCAAGGGTGCGCTCCCCGCCGCAACGTCCGCTCGGTCCAACGGCCAACCGAAGGACCGTGCCAACTCCGTCAGGAAAGCCATGGCCCAGGGGGCCAAGTTCCCGCCGGAAATGTTGGATCATTACGGCCTGAACGAAAGCAACTGAAGTTCCCACCTGAAGGAGGAGCGTTATGCCCACCCCAACGCAGCAGATCTCAGACAGTTCCATCCAGAACCTCCTCTTTGAGGAGGTCCATCCCGTCCTGTTGGACGCCATCAGCCTGCGCTCCACGGAACGCAAGGTCATTGACGTCAAGAAGGCCAAGGTCAGTGGCAAAC